TGCTTTTGCCACAACTACAGTTAATGCTGATATTACTGCTGGAAGATTTACAGTGGAGTTAGAATACTCAGTATTTTAATAATTAGTGGGGGTTTATCCCCCACAGTTTCTTAATTAAGGAGGGAAACAATGGCAGATACAGTAACAGGACCAACAATACTACAACAAAACGACAATCGTGTTGTCATTAAAATGGTTGTACAATCAGATGGATCAGGTAGCACAACAGTTATGGGAGATGTGTCAGCATTAGCTGCACGTGCAGATGGAACTGCTGTAGCACACTTAGGTTTACTTAGAGTTTGGTATTCTTGTCAAGGTGGAGACGGAGGTAATTCTTTTGCTCGTCTTGATGAAGAAGATTCAGATGGTGATATTCCTATACTTGGATTAACAGGTGCAGGCTATTGGGATTTTAGAGAGTTTGGTGGTGTACCAGCAGACAAATCTAGCAATAGTAATGAAAGTGATGTAAATTTTGTTATACCTAGCACTGCTGATTCAGGCAACATGTATACAGTTATAGCAGAGTTTCAAAAGATATATTAGGAGTAAAATATGCCTACATACTCAGGTACTAACGCATTTACTCTTACAATAGAAGAGGTTATAGCAGAATCATATGAAAGATGTGGCCTTTATGTAAGGTCAGGATATGATCTTAAAACTGCTAGAAGATCTTTAAATCTATTGTTTGCTGAATGGGCTAACAGAGGATTAAATCTTTGGACAATTGAACAAAGAACTAAAACTCTTGTTGCAGGAACATCATCTTACGATTTAGATGCTGATTTAGTAGATGTATTATCTGCTGTCATAACAGAGGCCAGTGATTCTACGGTTGATAGACAAATAGAAAGAATAAGTAGAGCTGAGTATCTAAACATATCAAAAAAATCTACTTCTGCTTCTCCAACACAATTTTATATTGAAAGATCAATAACACCTAAGTTATATGTTTATGCAACTCCAGATTCAGCAGATACCTTTAAATACTATGCAATGACTAGAATTGCAGATGCTGGAACTTATACACAAAACCCAGAAGTGCCTTTTAGATTTTTTCCTTGTTTAGTATCAGGACTTTCATATTACATAGCCATGAAAAAAGCACCTGACAGAATACAACTTTTAAAACAAGTATATGAAGATGAGTGGCAAAGAGCCTCTGCCGAAGATAGCACTAGGTCTAGTATAAAAATAGTTCCTGATGTGGGAGTAATGTAATGGCAACAGCAAAAGGAAAATACGCAAAAGCAATATCTGATCGCAGTGGATTTGCTTTTCCTTATAATGAAATGATTGAAGAGCATGATGGAGTGTTAGTTCATAAATCTGAATTTGAACCAGAACATCCTCAAGAAGACAATCCTTCTACACATAGGGCTGATGCAGAAGCATTGAAAAACGCTAGGTCAGATAGATCAGAGCCAGTAGAAGTTTTAGTAGGAACAAAAACTTTTTTTGATCAAAACAATACAATGGTTCCACAAAAACAAAATGAAATTATTTTTTCTGCTAAAGTAAATGCAGTAACAGTGAGTATATCATGACAACATACACAGAATTAACACAACAAATATTAGACTATACTGAAGTAAGCACCGATGTTTTAACATCTACAATAACAAATGATTTTATCGAACACGCTGAAAACAGAATTTTTAGAGACGTTGATTTAGATGTTTTTAAATCAAATCAATCTGCAAATTTAACATCTAGTAATGCTTTTGTATCTTTACCTGGTGGATCTTCACCAACATTAGAATCTTTAGGCACTATTAGAACTATGCATATTTTTCCAGCTTCAGGAACACCAACAAGAACAATGTTGGAACAAAGAGATGTATCTTTTATCACTGAATACGCTCCGGATAGAACCGCAACTGGAACTCCTGTTTATTGGGCATGGTGGGATCATAACTCATTAATAGTTGCACCTACACCAGATTCTGCTTATAATGTCGAATTAGGAATAACAAGATTACCAACAAGGTTGTCTAGTACAAACGCAACATCTTGGCTAGGCAATAATGCTCCAAGTGCTTTATTGTACGGATGCCTTGCCGAAGCCTTTAAATATTTAAAGGGTCCAGCAGAAATGCTGCAATTATACGAACAATCATATCAACGTGCTATTCAAGAGTTAGCTGTAGAGCAACAAGGAAGGCATCGTAGAGATGAGTATATGCAGGGAGCTATTAGGCTACCTATTAAATCAACAAGTCCATAAGGAGGATTAAAAAATGTCGATTACACAAGCTGTGTGCACAAGTTTTAAACAAGAGCTTTTAACTGGCACTCATAACTTTACAGCAACATCGGGCGATACCTTTAAAATAGCCCTGTATACGAGTTCTGCAAGTTTAGACGCAAGCACTACTGCTTTCAGCACATCAAATGAAGTTTCTAATTCAGGAACATATTCATCTGGTGGAGGAACATTAACAAGCGTAACACCTACCACATCTGGTACAACTGCTATTTGTGATTTTGCGGATATATCTTTTACATCAGCAACAATTACAGCAAGAGGAGCTTTAATTTATAACAGCTCTGATTCAAACAAAGCAGTAGCAGTGTTAGATTTTGGTGGAGATAAGACATCTACAAGTGGTACGTTTACAATTCAGTTTCCAACTGCTGACGCAAGTAATGCTATATTAAGATTAGCATAGGAGAAAATTTAAATGGCATTAGTCATTAATGATAGAGTAAAGGAAACAACTACTACCACCGGCACAGGTGCTGTATCTCTTGCAGGTGCAGTTACTGGTTTTGAAACTTTTGCAGCTGGCATTGGTAATTCAAATACAGTTTACTATTGTATTGCACATCAAGACCAGGCTGAGTTTGAAGTTGGCCTTGGAACTTTGGACGGAGACAGTTCAGATTTAACAAGAACAACTGTTATATCTAGTTCTAATAGTGATAGTGCAGTAAACTTTAGTTCAGGCACCAAAGATGTTTTTTGTACTCTACCTGCAAGTAAATTAATATTTGAAGATGGAAGTAATAATGTAGCTTTTGGTGGAGCTATAACAGGTGTTACAAATCTTACAGCTTCAGGTGAATTAGATGCTGCTACCTTAGACATATCTGGTAATGCAGACATTGATGGAACTCTTGAAGCAGATGCTATAACTGTAGATGGTACATCTTTAGCTGAAGTAATTTCAGATACAACAGGTGCTATGTTTAGTAGTAATACTGAAACAGGAATTACTGTTACTTACCAAGATGCAGACAATACTATAGATTTAGCTCTTAGTGCAGCTCAGACTACAATTACATCAATTTTAGCTACTGATTTAAAAATTGGTGAAGATGATCAAACAAAAATAGATTTTGAAACTGCGGATGAAATACATTTTTATGCTGCAAATGCAGAACAAGTATTTGTGTCAGATGGAGTGTTTGGCCCTCAAACAGACAGTGATGTTGATTTAGGAACTAATTCAGTAAGATTTAAAGATGCTTATGTTGATTCTGTGACAGTCACAGGTGATGTGAGTGTCGGAGATGATTTAACAGTTGAAGGCGGAGTTATAGATTTAAAAAATACAGGAGCACAATCTCAATTACGACTTTACTGTGAGTCTTCAAACGCACACTATGCAGCTCTTCAAGCACCAGCACACTCAGCTTTTTCTGGTAACACAACATTAACATTACCCGCAACAACAGATACAATTGCAGGTATTGCATCAACACAAACTTTAACAAACAAATCAATAGATTCAGATAACAATACAATTACAAACATTGTAAATGCAGACATTAAATCAAGTGCTGCAATTGCAGATTCAAAATTAGCTACAATATCTACAGCAGGTAAAGTAGCACTAACAGCATTAGAGATTGATGGTGGATCTGACATAGGTGCAGATTTAACAACATCAGATTTAATAATTGTGGATGATGGTGCGGGTGGTACAAATCGTAAAGCAGCATTGTCTAGAGTAGTAACATTAATGTCAGCACAAGGATTTTCTCAAGAAGATCCCACCGCACTGGCAATAGCATTAGGATAGGAGGGTAAATGGCAAATACTTTTAAATTAGTAACAAAAGCAAATGTAACAACTGC